GGTCTTAGGCACTCAACATTGTCCGCACAGATGCCTTCGGAGAGCAGTTCCGTTGTGTCAAATGCAACCAATGGAATCGAGCCACCTAGAGACTACCTGTCCGTTAAAAAATCAAAGAAGGGGCCTCTTAAGCAGATTGTTCCATCCTATACCACACTGAAGAATAACTATACTTTACTGTGGGATATGAAAGACAACACAGGTTACATCAAAGTAACAGCAGTGATGCAAAAATTCTTTGACCAGGCAATCAGTGGTAACTGGAGTTATAATCCAGAGAATTACCCTGACTCAGAGGTACCTGTATCTGTTATGGCAAATGATTTGCTGACAACCTATAAGTATGGTTGGAAGACTTCCTATTATCAGAATACATATGATGCTAAGAAGGATCTTGATGAGCCATCTCATCCTATTGGATGGCATGATGAGCAGACAACTAAGGTTGACTCTCTCATTAATGAATTACTAACTACTGAGGAGGAAGCTTGTGACAGTTGTGCAGTCTAGGGAAGTCGATGCAATGACAGTGTTTAACTCTAACCCAGTTGACACTACGAAACAATACATGTTTTTTGGAGCACCACTGGGTGTGCAACGTTACGATAATTATAGGTATCCTACTTTTGATAGACTGACACAACAGCAGTTAGGATATTTCTGGAGACCTGAAGAGGTTTCACTACAGAAAGACCGTGCTGACTATTCAACTTTGAATGCACAACAGAAGCATATCTTCACTAGCAATCTGAAGTATCAGATTATGCTGGACTCAGTGCAGGGTCGTGCTCCTAGTATGGCATTCGTGCCTTACTGTTCACTACCTGAGTTAGAAGCATGTATGACAGTGTGGGGATTCATGGAGATGATACACTCTAGATCCTATACACATATCATAAAAAATATATACGCAGATCCCACCGAGGTATTCGATACTATTCTAACTGATAATAATATACTCTCAAGAGCAGAGTCAGTTACCAAATCATATGATGACTTCTTAAACTATGCTCAGTCATGGGGTCAGGGTAATATGTGGAAGAAAGATGCTATGGGATCTCCATCAGCACAGTGGACTATTAAAGATTTAAAGAGAAGTTTATATAGAGCAGTCGCTAACGTTAATATACTAGAAGGTATTAGATTCTATGTGAGTTTTGCTTGCTCCTTTGCCTTCGGTGAGAATAAATTGATGGAAGGAAGTGCAAAAATCTTAAGTTTAATTGCACGAGATGAGTCACAACACCTGGTGCTCACACAACAGATACTAAAAAATTGGGCAGATGGTAAGGATGACCCAATGATGCAGGAGATATCTAAAGAAGAAAAGGAATTTGTTACACAAATGTTTAGACAATGTGTAGATGAAGAGAAGGCATGGGCTGATTATCTATTCAAACATGGTAGTATGATTGGTCTTAACGATAGGTTACTTCATCAGTACGTAGAGTGGATTGCTAACAGAAGAATGAAAGCAATCGGATTGGAACCTATATACGATCAACCCCTCAGAAATAACCCTCTTCCTTGGACAGAGCACTGGTTAAATTCTAAGGGACAACAAAACGCACCACAAGAAACGGAGATTGAATCTTATGTCGTTGGAGGAATCAAACAAGATGTCACAGAAAACACTTTCGCAGGATTCTCTCTTTGAGGATGTCGATAAAAATTGGGAAAAGGTAATGGAGAATGCAGGACAAGATCCACTACCTTATAATGCCACAGAAATTTGGGATATGGAAAGACGCTTGTGGCAACAGCGTCAGAATAAAGATATAGATGAGCCTAGTTACTAATCATTCTTGTAAAGGACTTCCAGTGCGAGTCCTTGCATTGGAAAACATGCTTTCTATTTCAAGAATGTAGTTACTATTAATTAAAATTCTCTTGGCTTCGGTCATTTCTTCTGAGTATAGTATGACTGGTTGTTCACCGTGAAAATTGTCTCCTGACATATGTATTGTGTTGAATTCTACATATTATATTACACGAAACCCTGACAAAACAGGGGTTTTTTTATACTGTTTTTAGATTTGCTTGACAAGAGTTGACATGGGTGGTATATTATATTTGTCCGACGGGACATCGGGAGTGACTGAATAATCTTTCTGGCATATAGCTGGATAAGGTGATGAGACACAGGTGGTGCTGCTGCGAAAGCAGAATCGACTTACCAGTCGGGTCTCAGGCAGAGGTGATTTTACTAACTGTAGTAATGCCCTCCTCTTGTTGGTAATACAGCAATCCAACCTCCCCTATTACACCACACACAGACTGTAACATCCTGGACAACAATGTCAGGGTTTGCGGTTATATATAGTAAGTGGGTAGCAACCGCTACCTTTACGTTCAACCCGAAAGGGTCGCAAGTAAGTCGCGGAACGGATCGTTCATCCCACAAGGGACGCAAACGACTAAAGGAACGGGCCTAAAAATCCAATTACTTTAGGAGTAAGACCATGAAATTAGTTTACAGAGGAAAGGAGTACGACACAAACGATACTCCAGTCGAGTCAAAGGATTCTTCTAGTGAAAGACTCTATCGTGGAGTCAAGTATACTAGGACACAAGGAAAAGGATGGCAATTAACATCTGCTAATGGTGCCTACAGAGGAGTAAAATTCAAAGTAGACCACACTGGAAGGAGATTAGTTGCTTCGTAGTTTAAGTTAAGAAACCGTGACTAAACAGTAACAGAGAGGGATGTCTTGACATACCCTCTCTTTTCGTGTATACTAAATAGGATATAACATTTAGGTGCATGATGAAAATATTTTTAGACTGCTCCGATACTGAGCTTATTGCTCAAGGGTTTGCGACAGGTCTAATTGATGGTGTTACCACCAATCCGTCGTTGATGAAGAAGGCTGGCCAGGATCCTAAAGAGGTCATCCAACAAATTTCTGAAATTTTTCCTTGGGATGCATCCATTTCAGCAGAAGTAATATCTGACACTGCTGATGGTATGATTGAAGAAGCACAGCAATATCTGGAGCTAGGATCAAATATCACAATCAAAGTCCCGATGACTAGAGAAGGTCTGAAGGCATGTAAAGAATTAACTACTGATGAAATACCAGTTAATGTCACGTTGGTATTCAGTGCAGGTCAAGCAATCCTAGCAGCGAAAGCAGGTGCAACATATGTGTCTCCTTTCATTGGTAGATTGTATGACCAATATTGGGATGGCATATCACTTGTGGAGGAAATCGCAGATGTCTACGCTACGCATGAAGTCAAGACTCAGATTCTTGCTGCTTCCATTAGGGAAGCTCACCAGGTACCCGCTTGCTTTAGAGTGGGAGCTGATATTGTTACTTTGCCTTGGGACATTTTCCACAGGTTATATGATCACCAGCTTACTGACGTAGGACTGGAAAAGTTTAACAAAGATTGGGCACAATTGCAGGAGAAACTACAATGAATGGACGCTTATCCAAAGTAGAGATGACCGCTAAACTTATGAAGCTCAAAGTTGAGCTAAAAGATAAATGTGATCGTAATGAAATGGGTGAGTGGGAATGTATAGGTGCTGACAAGTACCTAAACAGATCCTTAGATATCTTAGAAGAATACTATCAATGATAAAAGAAAACCTTAAGGTGCTGGTAGCAGATTTAGAAAGGGCTATCGCAGAAATAAAAGCAGAAGTATATTCAGACCCCGATTCTTATCGTATAGATAGAGGTGATGGAGTTAAATCCTATGCCCAAATCAACGATGAAGACGGAGAATGTGACTGATGAAAAAGTTTCTACAATCGATTATGACAATCCCTGGTACTACCAAGGTTCAGCTTTCACTTCTGCTGATATTGGCGAGTTCTTCGGTTACGTCTACTGTATTACAAATCTCGAATCAGGGAAGAAGTATATCGGTAGGAAGTATTTCTACCAGAAACGAAAGCCTAGAGGTGGTGGACGCAGGAGGACGAGTGAGAGTAACTGGAAGGCATACTACGGATCTTCTAAGGAACTTAATGATGACAGGAAACGCTTGGGGAAGGATTCCTTTAGAAGAGAAATCATCTCCCTCCACAGAACAGCAGGAAAAGTAAACTACGAAGAGACGAGACAGATGTTCCTTCATAACGTGCTGATTGAAGCCAATGAAGATGGGACACCCTCGTATTACAACAGCAATATACTTGGTCGGTATATGAAGAAGGACTATTTCATAACTGGCACAATGACTTGACACCCCATGAGACTTCATATATAATAACATCATTACGAAAGACACGAGTATGGCTTGCGGACTACACACCAAACTAGAAGCAGCATATGCTGCTACAAGAGAAGCATTTGATGAAGCACATAAGACTGATGCATTAGAAGATGGTACTTTGAATCTATTGTTTGTATACTATCAAGGGATTAAAAAGATAAAGGAAGAGTTAAAGCATGAGCATGGAGAGCAGGTTGATGTACAGTTTCCAGACGGTACCTATGACCCAGATTATAATATAACTCTGCCTACTGACTCACTTAACTTTGACATTAACAACCTGGCATATGATGCAGCAGCACCTGTAACCTTTGGTGCTCCTGCTGGTGAGGATGTATTATCATTCACCACAACTGGTAACACTACTGTGACAGTACCTGAACATGAGGATGATGAGAAGATAGTTCTCTAGTCTTTGCCAATAGACTCTAAACTAGATGGTTGTCAAAGAAAGATAGAAGTCTATAACTAGGGGAGCACATGCTCCCCTTTATACTATGCAGTTTTTACCCAACACAGAGATTTTAGTTTGTCAGATACCTGATGAACCGTTTGATATATTAGAGAAGGCAGCACGTGAAGGTATTGAAGAGAAGAAGTCATTAGGTGACCCTCAGTATGCTTCCATTAGGCAAGAGTATAGTATGCCTATACCAGTATTGTTTCAGTCATGGTTGCAGTTTGTGATTGATGATATGTATGAGCTACACAAGGAGAGGTATGGTATATTCAATGGTAATAAAGAGATGCTAGAGATAGCAAAGATGTGGGTAAATGTTATGGAGAAAGGTGATCAACATTTCCCACACATGCATGAGCACGCATTCTATTCATTCGCTGCATACATTGAGGTGAATGATGACGATGCACCATTTTATTTCATTAAAGATAATCGTGGATCCAGGATAGAGATAAACAAAGAGTCAGAAAGACACCTCTTACTCTTCCCAAGTGCGTTAATCCACACCGTGTATCCAAAAGAGAGTGAGGGACAGAGAATTTCCGTATCAGGTAACGTTATATTGAATTTGAAATCTTAAGATGTAGGCATTTATACCTTGACAAGACCTTAATCTTTCCTATATAATACTGTTACGTTTCTTTACGAAACTTCACTTCGTTTAACAAATGACAACATCAAGTCCAACTTCAAGGTATACAACTACAGAGTATGGTAAGCAGAACATGTTTGCTTCCGAAGCTCCTATGGAATACGTTGAAGGCTATAAAGGATATTGGGTGGAAGCAGAGAGACTCAATGGTCGCCTAGCGATGATTGGTTTGTTTGCAGCAGTCCATAACTATGCCATCTTCGGATGGATAATTCCAGGTATAGCATAAAGACAAAGGTCTTTACACCACGAGCATACGCTCGCATCTTTTAACCCTCAAATCTAAAAAGGAGAAAAACAATGACACCAGAAGCAGAAAAGTTTAACGGTTGGATGGCAATGATAGGATTCGTTGCAGCAACAGGTGCTTACATCACCACAGGTCAAATCATTCCAGGTATATTTTAATGGCTGACCTAATCATCAGAGCAAACGGAAGGTTTACAATGGTAGCCTTCTGGATAGGTGTAGCAGTCTACACCAAGGTTACATACTTTAGTTAGTATAAATACTTATTCAAAATCTAAAGGAAAGGTAAAATCAATGAGCGACTTAGTAGCCGCCCAAGATACAATTTCACCACTAGCAGCAGTCCTCTGGGTATTCTATCCCATGACTGCTTTAGTCTTAATCGAACTACTTCTACGAGCATTTACTGATGATGACGATGATGACAATGGAGGTAAAGGAGTTCGTATTAATCAGCCAATCCCTGTTCCAGTACCGACTACATAAAATGAATCAAATATTATTCCTTATAATGGTTAGTGCATATGTTTACTTTAACGGAGCACAATACGTCCTTGCAGGTTAATCCAGAAGCAAGGATAAATGTAGATTACATAGGTGAGTCACGCAATAAGGTAATTATTGTTGACAACATCATAAAAGACCCAGATGAATTCCATGAGTTTATCTGTGGACTTCCTATACCAAGAGCAGAGGATGGCTTTCCAGGTTATCAACTGAGGATTAACTATTCATTTCCTCAGTTGGAAACCTTACTTATAAGCATCGCAAAAGATTACGGAATAGATGAAAGGGAATTTCGATTCAATGTTAATAGATTCGATGGGAATCATACGCAACGCAGAAGGTGTACTTATCCTCACGTTGACCTTGATTGCAGTCTTGCAGCAAATATTTACTTAACTAAAGAAACAGAGGGAAAATCAGGCACTGCTTTCTATAAGCATAAGAAGTCTGGTATGGAGTACCGTCCTATCTTTAAGGCTAGGTATCGTTATGATGAGTTTGAAGCTGTGACTGACCAGGATCCAGAGGAGTTTGTCCCCTACGTACCAGTGGTTGACAACTCTGATTTTTTAATGTACAATCTTATCGAAGGTAAATATAATAGGATGGTCGTGTATGAAGGAGACCTTTTTCATAATCTATTTGTAGAAGAAGGTACCTATAAGACACAGACCAGAGATTCATTGGCAGTATTCCTATGATAGAATTAATAGCATACAGTCTCATGTCTTGCGAAGATGCTGAAGAAATTATTAAGAAATTTCAACAGAAGGTTAAAGACGACGTTATAAGAACTGAGATGATACAAGTAATAAAGGACAATTCAGAAACTGGATGCTTTGTTGACAAAACTTCATAGTATCATATATAATATTAGTGTCTTCGGACATTCATCTTCCCCCTAACCAAGACCACGGGGTTACAATGTCTTTATCATACCGCACACAATCGTTCTTTTAATTTCAGATGACAACTCTTCAAAGAAGAGAGCAAGGTCTACTGTCAGGATGGAGTGAGTTTTGTGAGTGGGTTACGAGTACAAACAACCGCATTTATGTTGGTTGGTTTGGAGTTCTAATGATTCCATGCTTGTTAGCTGCTGCTACTTGCTTTATCGTGGCGTTTATCGCTGCTCCTCCCGTAGATATCGACGGGATCCGTGAACC